TTTTAGCTATTTGTAAGGTGCTAAAGTCTGCGTATTTTTCTAAATACTCCTTTACTATGTCTGCTTTATAAGTTCTTGGTCTAGGCATAATTAATTTAGATCAATCGTTGCCGTGTAACCTAATTGAGTAAATTTTTCAACGCTATATTGTAAAGCAATTTCAATTCCTTGCGTTTCCGTTGGTAAAATAACGAAATCAAAACTATCGTTTACTATACTTGTTTCAAGCTCTTTATTTTCCGTGAATTTATCGAAGCTTAAATAAGTGTTGAAATTAACCTTTATCGTTTTTCCGTCCTTTTCGCCAACGAATTCGATTCGTGCATAACATTCGTTTAACTCTATGTCAGTGCCTTTTATAAAAATAGACTTACCCGCTATTGTGTATTCCAAACCCGTTTCGGGATCAATTGCGATTTTATCCGTTCCTTTGCTTAATATTAAACCCATTAATCTATTCTTTTATATTTTAAAATTGAACCTTTCCATGTTCGTGCTGTACCATTTCCACCCGCTACATTTGAAAATCTATAAGAAAATATTGCGTTTTCTGATGCATAAAATGAGTAACTAATATTCAAAAATATTAATGAGTCAATATCTGAATTGATAGCCCCCGCGTTAAATGATGTTGTTGTTGCAGCGTTATTTGCTTGAATAATACTATTGTTTGCTGATGTTCCCGAAGTTATAAATTGAACAATTCCTGCGCCATTCATTATTCCTAATGATACGCCACAAATAAATCGATAGTCTGTATTTCTATTATCAGATGAATATGTTATTTGTATGTCAATCATGTAATGACCACCCGCAACCACTGAAAATTGTAATTCGGTGTCATCAACAGGGGTTGTATTATTCGTAACATCTTGATTTGCGCTTTTTACTATTGTAGTCCATCCGCTCGGATCAGCACCCGAAACGGAAAAATTTGGATTTGAGCCTAAAGTTTGAGTATCACCATTAATAGTAACTGTGTTTGTATCGGGTACAGGTGTAAACCCTAAAGCGTCCTGTTTGCCGTTCCAAGTTGCTTTCTCGGTGTCAGTTGTAAAACGGTGTGTTGTGTCTTCAGTAATTTTACTAGCCGTTATTCCTGAAGCTATTTTAACGTCTGTTACTGCGTTGTTATCTATAGTCCATATTGTACCGCTACCGCTTACTGTTATGTCGCCTTTGTCACCGTCAGAAACACCGCCACCAGTTGGCAAACTATCTACTTGTTCCTGTAAATAATCTATTCGTCTTTCTGTCGTTTGCTTATTCATCAGTAAACTCTTATTTCAAAGGCTACGTGTTCTAAAATGTCGTCTGCCTGAACAAAAGAAGTATTGTAGGTTTCAATACGTACCTTTTCCGTAGTTTCCCACCAAGCACGAACATAACCAAACTGACCGCCTGTATTAAACATTACCCACGTTCTATTAGTTGTAAATAAAAGGTTTGGGCTTACTATTTCATAATGTCCGACACCTATACGTTTATAAGTAAATGGTTCAATGTCGTTTACAGCTTCTACGGCTGTCGGTGCGCTTGTTGAATTTTGAGTAATCAACCCTTCGACTTTTAAGTAAGGTCTTACGTAATTATCAATAGCCTTACCGATCATTGAATAACTATCGAAGCCCCCTAGTCCGTCAGGTCTTGAAATTATTAAAAGGTCAGTATCTTGACAGTCCGTTACTTGCGTTATTTCGCTTATCTTTTGTTCGATCATTGTTTACTTGGTTTAAGTAAATTTTTAAAAGTGTAATATTCTTTTTTTTAGGTATGTAATTTTTCATATATGCCAACCTGTGAAAAAGTTATTTCGTGTCGGGTACTGGTCACCGTTGCTGCATTCGTTGTACTCAGGAAAAGACGAACTATAAAAAGCCATGTGATCCAAAAACCTTTGAACGTAGCTATTAGCTATACTTCTTTCTTTACTTACTAGAAAATCTACTTCGTTTTTTTCTACGGTTTCGCCAGTTTCTGAAGTGTGCTTATATACTCCCTTATTTGCTATACTATAGGCCGCAAAAGGTATATATTCGACCATAGCAAAGTGTATTAACATAGGCTTTATGTACTTTTCTAATAATTCAGCGTAAGGCGTTGTTAAAGTACCTGCTATAATGTCGTCTTGTATTCTAGTTAATAGCCTAGTACCTAAATAACCCTGTATATGTATGTCCTGCGCTATCTTAATAAACTGAATAAATTTATCCGTGTCTACGTTGCCACCTAGTACGGTTAATTTTACTAGGTCGTTTCTAGTTATAAGTATTGCTTCCATTATTTTCTAAATCTAGGGTTTGACGGTAAAAAACCATTATAAGGCATGTCAACAGGTCGGGTACTTACTAAAGGATCATTTTTAACTACATAGCCGTATTTTTCAGCTTTTGCACTAGCAATAGTTTTAGCCTTCGGGCTATTTACGTCTATTCCTGAACCCTCAAAGTTTACATATACTCTTTTATTCCAACGGTGGTGACAAGAACCCCCGCCTTTATATTTCCAAATGTCGTATAAGTTTACACCTTTAGGCCCCCAACCTTCATTAACGACCTGTGTACTCATTCTTTGAATGTCCTCTTTTCTATATATTTTATTTGCGTCTGTCATTTTACGGCAAAACAAACGGCTTTTTTCAGTTGTTTCACCTGCGTAAACGTATCTAGTTAAGAATTTTAAACCGTCTATTATTTCGTCTTGTTCACTTTTTGCGTTACCTCTTGCCGTTCCTGTATTAACTAAATTAACTAGTTTGTCTTTTAAGCTTAGTTTTACTTCGTTTAAAAGCATTTCGTTCTCTTGGTCGTCGGTTTCGTAGTTTACAGGATATTCGTCTATTAGAAGCCAGTTATTTAAGTCTTCGTCTTCGCCTAGTTCTATTAACTTGTTAGCTATACTTTCGTCTTGTTTTGAAAGGTACGCTGTTTCTTCTTCTTTCTTCTTTTCCGCTTCGGTCATATAACCTGAAAACTCTAAAGGCTTTAAAGTGTCAAAATACAAGTTTAGACTAATACCGTTATAAGCTAAGATTTTGTCTATATGTTCAATAATTAGGTCTTGGTAAGGCTTTATTACTAAATTATAATACAAAATGAAGCTATTTTTTAACTCGTCTGCATTACTTCCAAAACCATTCGTACTAGATATTCCGAAAAGTAAGGGGCTTGTTACGTTGTGACCTAATAATATTTTTCGGGTACATTCTTCAGAAAGGTAAGTATAATGATCAGGTGCGTCGTTTAGTGGTATGTCGTCAACAGTTGTTTTTTTGGTTTCGTCATCGTTGAAAGAAACTATTACCCTTTTACCTTTAGAGCCTGTAAGCTTACTAATTACCTTACTTTCTACAGCATCCATTTCTTCTTCTGAGCCTACACCATTATTAAAGTTAATTACCTTAGTACCTGAAAAACCATTCTGAACCTCATTAATTAAATAGTCGCTTATCTCTTGTTCTAAAAGTGCGTAAGGTAACGAGCCTTGATAATCAACCAAAGAAAAGTACTTCATACCCACGCTATAAGGTTGAATGTATAAAATTTCTATTTCATCGTTACTAGTACCAAAAACAGGAATTCTTTTAGGTGGGTACTTTTTAATGTCTTGCCAGTTATCGGAATAATAGTAAGCTTCTATGTCGCCTTCAGCGTTGCACTTCTCAGGCCTTAATAGTTGAACTGGTATATGATAAACTTTAGCTATAGCCTTTTTGTCTTTCGTCTTTATAACCTGAAAAGCCCCTTGACCTAATAGTTTAACATCTGTTATAACTTTCTTTACACAACTTGAATTTATAAGCGTCATAAATTGAGCATATTCATTCACCTTTTTACTTGCGTCTGAACACGCTAAACCTTTGCCGTAAATAAGCTTAACAATATTGTTTATTACTGCGTTATTCGTGCTTGAATAAGTGTAACGGTCTATTAGGTACTGGTAGTAATTATTGTCGCTTCCGTATTCTGCCCAATTATTTTTTTTGCTTTCAATAATTTGGGGGCTTTCGTATTTCGCTAAATCAATTACTCTTATTTTATTCTCCATAAATTATAAATTCGTTGTTCGTTTCGTTACTCTTATAGATTGGTTGGCCGTCAGGTGTTTTATTTACGCTAAATGTCGAAGGGTTTTGGCTAGTAACGAAAAGCTTTTCACTATGTATTATTTCACCGTCTAAAAATAGGTGTAACATATAAAAGTTATTTTCTAACAAGTCTTCGTAAACGTCTATATCTATTATGCTATAATATTCGTCTTCGTAATAACTGGTAATAGAAAAACTATAGTCTTTATTTTCGACTTCACTATGAAAGACACACGTCAAACTAAACACGCTTGAACGTGGTATAAATCTTATAGTTTTAGTACCCGCTTCGGGTGTAATAATCTTCATAACTATATAAGTTACTTTCGTCTTTTTGTTTGTTTTGATTAAATTATAGTCAGAATTTTAAGCACTTTGACGAAAATATTAGAATGCGTTTTAAGGCCATTTTTAAGCGTTTTAACGCACTTTATCCCTTTTGTGGTATCTGTATATTAAAATATAAAGAAAATAAAAAACCCTTATTTTATGCGGGTTTCAGAAGTGCTTTTATTAATACTATGCAAACATAGGAAAATAAAAAAGGGGTGCGTTAAACACCCCCTAAACTATTATTATGCTGGTTTATGAAGTAACAATAGTTGCACCGCCAAACAAAGTAGCTAATGCACTTTCTGTTGAACAGTCTAGGTGATTTGCAGGGATATTTTCCATTCCTGTAAATGTCAAATTATACCCGTTAAAGTCTCCTAGTGCTGTTCCGTTTCCGATAGTACCCGCTGTCATGTCGCAACCTCTTGACAACCCCGCCAAAAAGAATTGGTTGTTTCGGTTTCTAATAACAATATGTGGCCTACCGTATGAAAGTAACTTAACTTCTTTAGTTGTTACTTCGTCTTGTTTCTTTAATTGAGCAACTAATACCTGTTCTACGTAGGTTGTACCGTTGTCTCTATTCGTTTGGATTGTCTGATCAAAGCTATTAGCCCCTTTCAACTCATACTTATAAAGATTCGTTACACCCGCAACCGCAGTAATTACGTCTTCATAACCTGCCGCAACATCATAAGTTACGTCAGTGTCGGGATCGTAGTCACCAAAGTTAATAAAGTAAATTGCGTCAATACCTGAAACTGCGTCTTTACACGCTTCTAACCTTCCATGTCCTATATCACAGCTCATTTTTAGTATTTTTTATAAGGGGCTTTTACACCCCTTTAGTTATTTAATAATTATAGTCCGTAAGTTACAACGTCTTCAAGAACTCCAACCTGTACCCCTGCCGTGTAACGCATTACAAAACGCATGTTTTGAGAACCGTCAAACTGTGACATGTCAATTAGTTTAACTTCTTGTGCGTCTGACTGTAGACCTGTACCAAAGTAAAGGTTATCTGAAGTTGTAGCAAAGATTTTGTTAGAAGCCTGTCCGTTACATACAAACAAAGAAACACCGTCGAAAGAAAGGCCTGAACCCATACCATACCACTGTGTACCTTGTGCGTTTGTACCTGCCGCACCGTATCCACCTGAACCAAACCCACCAAGCGCACGAACATAAGCACGTGCCACGTTTTGAGGAATGTAAATTTTAAGTGCTTCTTTTCCGTAAAGTGTTGACGGCAAAGCGTCTACAATAGAACCTAATTCGTCAATAACATTTGAAGCGTCAATAGTTGTACCAGTCAAAGCCTGAGCCGCAGGAACATCACCTGCAAGAACTGCCGCCGCTAAGATAGGGTTAAACCCTTCAAACTGACCTGCTCCACCTGTACCTGTGAAAAGTTGGTTTTCTGTAGCTTCTGCAACGTGTCCTAACATTCTTGCGATCATAAACTCTTGGAAGTTCGGTGGCAAAGTGTCATAAACGCTGTAACCCATTGTAATTGCGTTATAGTCGTCTCTAAAGTCTTTACGACAAAGAACCGCATTTACTTGAAGTTCCTTAGGTTCGATTGCACGGTCTGTTAGTGTAATGTCTCCTGTTGCTTCAAAATCACAAGAAGCGTCTGCAATTAGGTTAGCCGTGTCTACCTTCTTAATCGTAGAACGATATTTAACGTTAGGCATAACGGTAACCCCACCGTTTTCGATTGTGTTAGCCGAAAGAAGTGCCGCACCAATGTATTTACCTGCACTTTCTCCGCTGTAGTCTGTTGTATTTAAAAAATTTGTAGCCATTTTATGCTGTTTTTATTTATTAGTTAAAAAGTTTGTTAAATACTCGGTCAGTAGTGTTACGTTCTCTTTTTTCTTGGATCTTCATAACGTCTACTGGCTTCGTGTTTTCAGGGTTAAAAGAAATAGGCTTCGTTGCAGGTTCAGTTTCCTTTGCTGTTTCGATAGCTGACAACTTCGCTTTTAACTCATTGTTTTCGTTTTTAAGACTTTCCAAAGCTTCCATAATCTCAGCTGAAAAATGCGTTTCAGTTGAAACTGTTTCAATAGTCTTCTTTGGTTCTCTTGTCATTTCCGCAGGTGCTTCTTCAGTAGTCGCAGGTGCTTCTTCTACTTCTTCGGTTTCAGGTGTCATTGCCTTAATTTCAGCAATAATTCCTTCTTCGATCACTACTAAAATATTACCGTCTTCTAGTTCGTATTCTCCAACTGGTACAGGTACATTACCGTCAGGTGTAACTACGAAAACTTCGTAACCACTTTCGAACGCTTCAGCTTCTAAAGTAGTTTGACCGTCTACTAACATCATAGTAGCAAGTTTAACTTCTAAGCCTAAAAGCGTCTTAATTTTGTTAAGTGTGCTTGTTTCCTTTTTCATTGTTTTATTTATTAGTATAAGTTTACTTTTTTAAAGTGTTGTATTTTTGCTTATTTTAAATAAACCTCTGAATTAGAAACTTCATTTTTTAATTGATTAAAACCGCTAACGCTATTAGTGTCTAAACCTAATTCTTTTAATTGTTTTTCTAATTCCGCTACAAAACTTTTAGCTTCGTTAACTCTAATATTTAATATTCCTTTTTGATCTTTTTCTTGAACTTGTAATTTTTCTATTGCAGGTAAAATTTTATCTAGTTGCTTTTGAACATCTAAAAGACCTTTTAATTTTTTGTCAATATCCTTAACATTTGCTAATTCTACCTTTTCTTCTTTAAGTTCTACGGTTGTGCTTCCGTAAAGCTTTTTGTTAATTGTTTCTTTCATTGTTGTTTATTTATTGTTTTGTTTTACCTCTTTTTTATTACTCCGTAAGTTGCTGAAATTTCTCTTTGTGCTGTCGTTTTATTAACAGTAGAAATTACTCTATCGTTTTTATTTGGTTTAGGGCTTGTTCTGTTTTGTACAATTACCCTTTTACAATTTTCGTCAAAATTTAATATTGGTTCACTTGCCATTTTAGTTTCTGTTTACGTTAATATTTCGTGTTTGCGTTGTTTTCGTTGTCGTGCTTTCAGTTTGGTTTACTAAAGAGCCTATGCCTTGTGCGATCATTTCACCAGTGCAACACTCTTTACTATAAGTTCCGTCTTTACATAAACAAGCCCTTGTATTCGTTTTAGGGCTAGTCTTACTTACGCTTGTCTTATCCATATCTTTGAACCTGTTGTATAAAGTAAATAACGTCGTATATTGCCCCTGACGTACTAGCCTTCATTCTTACGTCTATTCCGTTTAAGACTAAATCAGTATCGGCGTAATACTGAAAGGTTAAAGCGTATTCGTGTTCTATTCCGTTGCCCTTTGGAAATACTATAACATTTTTAACCCTGCTATAAGGTGTTGTACCTGCGCTATAAAGGTAAACTTCAGCGTGTTCGTTTGAACTATCTATATAAGCTTTAAAGGCAACCGTAATTAAGAAAGTATCGTTTTTAAAGTTTGCCCTTATTTTGCTTCCGTCGTAAAAGTCAGCACCAATACCCGCTGTTAAAATACTCCCTGCATTATTAGGTATTATAAACTCGGTGTTCGTGCTAAATATGTACGGGCTACCTGCGTTATACTGGGTGTCGTCAAACCGCCCCCAACCTAGTTGCTGACCTACATTTAAGTATAGCTGTTCCCAAACTCCGTTAATACCTACATAAATAATTCCTTCGACTTCTATTACTGCGCCTTCTTCGACTTTTAGGCTTTCCAGTTCAGACGATCTTATTTGTTCTATTTGAACATTATAGTAGGTGTTTCGTGTTTGTCTAAAATTAGGCATTCTTTAACAGGTCTATAATTTGTTGTAAAATAGTTTCTTCGTCTTTTTGCTTACTCAGGTTTTCATCGTTTGAAGAAAATAAACCTTCTATTGAAAAGCCCTTAATGTCACCTGCTTTTACCTTATTCCAAATGTCTTCATTTTCGACTTTCATTGTAATTACCCAAGTTCCTACAGGTAAATCAAAACCGTAATTAGCTGACTTGTCTATTTTGCTATTTTCTACGATCCAACTTTCGACAACGTGTAAACCACCTACCTTTATTTCGTGTTCGTAGGTTGCGTTATTTTGGTTATTACGCTTTAGGAAAAGTTCGCTAGTCTTTTTAATTGTGTCCTTAGAAAAGTAAATATAATACTCACCTATTTCTTTGTCGTAGCGTAATATTTGCTTATTAGGAATAAGTGCCGCACCCATTAAAATTCTCTTTTCTTCGTCAACACTTTTTAACTCTATAAAGTGCTTATTAAGTGCTACCCAGTTTTCTTCTATTGCAGGGCTTTCTACCACTGAGACAGCGTAAACCCCCTGTGTTTCGCTTTCTTCGTTTAAGATCATTTCAACTATTCTCATAATTCTATAAGTTATTTTTTTTAAAGTGTTGCGTTTACTACTCTGTTACGGTCTAAGCTTTGTGCTGTTGTCACTTCGCCACTAACTACATAAGCTTGAACAGGTTGCCCTTGTAATTCCGCTAACTGGTTTATAGGGCTATTACCTACTATATTAAATTCAGGTGTTATGACACCACCTAAACCACCTGCGCCACCTTCTGCGCTTGGTGTACTTCCACCTTCAAAAGTTGTACTAGCTATCTTTTTAATGTTCGCAATACCTGAAGCCACGGCAATAGCCGCAAACACAGCCCCTAAAATTGGGTTAGGCGCACTAGCGAAAGCCGTTTGAGCTGACCTATAAGTGTCTATGGTAGCTTGTGCTATGTTCACCGCTTTAGAAAATTGAAAAGCCCTCTTTTGCCCTTCTTCGCTTTGTCCTGCAAACGCTTCTGAAAGGTCTAATAGTGCTTGTAAGCCACCTTGTACAGCGTCGTATTTAGCCTGTTGTAAGGCTTTGTTTTTTTCTTCTTCTTCTTTTCTATACTTGTCGTTAATCTCCGAAAGTTCTTTAGCTTGTTTTCTTTCTAGTTCCGCAACGTCTTTGCCGTATTGTTCTGCTTTCGCTATTAGATAAAAATACTTTTCATTTACAGCGTTAATTTCGTTTTGTATGTCGCTGTTAATTGCCTGTTGGTATTGTTCGTTAAAGTCTTCTTCGTCTTGTAACCTTTGCTCGTTAGCTTGTTTCATAAACTCGTCTAACTTAGCTTGTTTTTCCTCTTCTATTTTTAGTTCTTCAGAAGCATATTTAGATTTAATTTCGTTTATGTCGTTTAAACGTGCATTTTCTAATTCTTTTGTGCTTATATTAAACTTCTTAGCTTCCTTTATTAGTTCTGCGTACTTCCTCTGTACTGCGACAACTTCCCTTTCTTGGTCACTTAAAAAAGTGTCTCTGTATTCCTGTTCAGTCTGTCTTATTTTATCTAGTGCTGACTTTCGATCTGAAGCGTATTTTTCCTGTCTTGCCTTTTGCTTTTCGGCTTCTTCTTTTGCTTCTTCATCTGTTAAGTCTTTGTATCTCTTGTTTTCTTCTTTTACCGCTATGTCATACTCTTTTCTATTAGAAACAAGTTGATTATATTTCTTGCGGTCTGCGTTAATTTGTTTTTTAATGCTTTTTATTAAATCTTCGTCTTCTTCTTCGTAAGCTTTCTTTAAAACTTTTCTTCTTCTTTCAAGTTGTTTTTCTGTTAACCTTAACTGTTTCTGTCGGTTAGTTTCTTCTTCTTTTAATCTCTTTAAAGTATCCTTATGAAGCTTCTCTTCGTCTGCTCCATTTACGATTAAAAGTCTTCTTCTATTGTCCGCATTCCTTTTTAAGTTTTCCGTGTTTCTGTCAAATGCTTCATTTTGTCTATCAATACTTGCGTTTAACTTTTCGTTTTCTTCTGCCGCTTCTTTTGTTGACCCTATTAACCACGCTAACGCACCTACTAATAAACCAACACCAGTCACAATTAACAAAACAGGGTTTAACGACATAACGAAGTTTAAAACCTTCATAGCCCCTGCCGCTAACATTGAACTACCTGCCAAAAGTTTCTGACCTATAGCCGTCGAAGCTATAGCCGCCTTCAAAGCGTGAAAAACAGGTATAGTTTCTTTAATACTTTGAACACCTTGACTAATTGCCATTGCTGACTGAACCTTTAATAAGGCTTCTTCTACCGCTTCACTTTCTACACCGAAAGAACTCATTACACCCTGAGCCACTTCAAAGCCACCTGCTACACCTTGAAGCGCACCGCCCACCTTTTGCGTGGTTGTCATTGCTAGGCCGTCTAGTTGCATGTCAGTTTCTAAAATTACCTGTTTCATGCGCCCTACTTCCTGAGCCATTTCGTTAAATTCCGCTGTACCCTGTAAACCTGCGGCCGCCATTTCGTAAAGACGGTCTTCTAGTTCACCAATAGCAAAGCTTAAAGGTTGCACCCCTTCGCCTTTAACCTGTTCTAAAGTACCACCAAACTTATTTAATACCTTACCCGCTTCCGAACTGTCGTAAGCTAACTTTTGTAATTCTTCTTCTAACTTTTTAAATTCGTCTGTGCCTTCTTTTCCGCTTTGTGCTAGTTCGTCTAATTCTTTGCGTAAAGTTGCTAGGTCTTTAACACTATTACCTGTGTCTATTTCAGTCTTTATTTTGTACGTTTCCATTTCTTAGTTTTGTATTTATTTTCCCTAACTTGTTTACGCCATAAACCTTTAAAGGTTGTCGTTAGTTCGTGTTTACCTTTGGCTATTTCTACGTTCTCACTTATTCCGTAATAGTCGTAAATACTTAACATGTCTAAAATATTCTTGATCATTATGCAGGTTGTATTATTACTAGGTTTTCGGTTTCGGTGTCTCCGTTTTGATAAGTGTAAGTTACAGGTACTACATAAAATGCGTCTTTCCACCTTTCAGAAATTAATACTTTGCTGTCTTCGGTCATTATATACGCTTCACCTGTTTCTTCAGTAAATCTAAATTTCGTGTTTGTGTTCTCAGGTAAAAAGAAAGTTACCCTAGTGTCATTCGTTACAGGGCTGCTTGGTGTTGTTCCTGTTACTCCCGTTCCTGTTATGTCCCATTCTATAGTTTCGACTAGATTAGGTTTAATAATTGGTATAGCTATTGGAACGTCTGAGCCGTTATTTGTTGGCGGGGCTACATATACACCCCCTGTCTTTTTTATAGGTCTGAAATCGTTTATTAACTCTAGTGTAACTTCACCGCTTGTAAGTTCCGTTTTCATGTCGTTAATAATATATCGTTTGTCACGAATTATTACACGATCATTTAAACGAATGTTAGTTAGTATGCTAATCGGGAAAACACACACAACCCTAGTTAATCTATTTTTAGGGTTAAACAAGTTTAATAAATAGTCAGAATAATAAACCCTGTAAATGCTGTTCGTTATTTCAGTAAGTAATAGTGTGCTTAATTCCTGACCGAAATTTAAAGTATAATTTATAGACTGGTCTAAAACGTCTTGACCGAAAGGAACATAAGAAGTAACGCTGTCTATTGTTATACCATTGTTTAAATAAAATGCACTTGTAGTCAGTTCTTCGTACTGGTAAATAATAATAGGTTTTGGAACATAAGGCTTAAAGTCGGGGCTATTAGTTAAACAATAACCTACCTGTAAGTTTATGCCGTCAAACTTATTAAACATTAAATTTTCAAAGGGTACTTCTATTTTATAGTCTTCACCGTCGTAAGGAAAACTATAAAGCATGTCGCCATAGTTACGGTTAAATATATTCGTAAACTGATTATTCATAAAACTAGAACTTTCAGCGTGTTTAAACTCTATACTTTTATATAGTTTTATTCTTTCTACGTCTATATTTTCTACGGTCGTGTATTTCGTTATGTCGTAAATGTAGCCTTTGTTGTACCAGTCTTCAAGCGTCTCTATTTCAAACGTGTTTACGTCGATAGGGTAACAGGTTAAATTAAACAACTTTAGTACACCGCTGAAGAAGTCCGAAACTTTCATTTCAGGCATGTAAGAATTAAGATCCAAATAAGTGTCTGAAATTTGAGTACCGCAGTTAATTTGTACTAGTTGTAAAGGTACGCTTGAACCGTCAGGAAGTCCAATAACATAATAAGCCCTTACTATAGGTGTGTATTGTAACGGAAGCCCTGAAGTACGAACAACAAAGTTTATTGTATAGTCTACGTTACTATTTCCGTTTACTTCTAAAGCTGTGTAAGTTTGGTTACCAAAACCCGTTACAGTTGTATAAATAGCACCGTTGACATAAACGTCTATATAATATTCTACAATAAATGTACTTACGTTTGACATTATAAACTCAACTCTATACGGTAAAGCTAGACCTTGACCTGCGTACTGTTGTACTGGTATATCGTGAATGCGTAACGTGTTATTAACTAAGTCTATTTCGTTGTAATCCTGTTGGTATGGTGTCGCTGTGTCACTTAAAAAGTCTACTTCGTAACCTTGACTATAAAAACCTGCCTGTTCTTTATTCTTTAAATACAGGTAAGCGTTTGTAAATTTCTTGTCCGTTAAAAATAAGCCTTCAAATGTTATTCCGTACTGGTTTTCTATAGCTTCAAATATCGAACTAACTTTAAGCGCAGGAAATAACTCAGTAAAATCTATTGCCCCGTCAGTGGTGTCTATATTGTCTAAAGGTGTTGTAGGTTCGTTATATTGCCAAAGCCTTTGGCTTGATATAAGTGGGTAACGCACTGCGTAGTCAGTTGTGCCGTCTTCAATACGTGCCTGAACTTCTGCGCCTGTGTAGTCGTGCGTGTATGCTGAATAGTCTAAAACGTCTAGTAGGTCTTCACCGAAACGATCTTTTAAAGCCCTTATTTCACCGTAAAAAGTAATAGTATAGCTTTCTACCTTTCCGTTTTTTAGGTTCGACTTTTCAAGCTGTACTTTTCCACGTCTAAAAAAGGTTAAGTCTATTTCTATTAGTGCGTCACGTCGTAAATTAAAGTTTACTGAGCTGTTAAACTCATTGTTATAGAAGTGTTGAAATATAATATTATTATTTACACTTGCAGGAACGGTGAAACTTTGGCTAAAGTCCGTAAATACCTTAGAAATATCAGCTATATTTTGAACTGATGAATTAACGCCTATCTTTTCGTCATTAAATAACTCGACTTTTTCGCCTTCTATGTAAAGTGTTACCTGTCTTTTCATTATATAACTGAATTGATAGTATCGTAAGCAAATTCAAACTCTAAATTATAGTTAATTGTTTTCGTGTTTACAACCTTATAGCGTTCCTGTGATCGTGTCGAAAGCTTCACGGGTTTACTGTCTAATAGTATTCTTTCACTTAACATAAGTTGGCGTATTTCTTCGCCTATATACTCGCCTATAAAACCAGTGTTAACCTTTATACTTTCTATTCCGTTTAAGTTAAATTCTTTTCGTTGGCCTTCTAGTACGTCGTAAGGACTTAATTCTGACTGCATTAAATTATAAACTGTGCTTTGAGTGTTCATAATGTCATTACTAGCCTTAAAGAAAAACAACCTAGACCACGCACCGTATTTATTTACAAAGTCGCAAACTACAGGGGTGTACCTACATTCTTCTAAAGGTCTAAAATAGTACGTAGCCTTTACACTAAGTGAAGCGTTTAAAAACTCTAACTTATTGCCGTCTGCATAAAATAAAGCGTTTACTCTTGGAATGTCTACAATTTGGCCTGAACCTGTGCTAAGTGTACTTATAGCCCCAGTTTTTAAGTTAGTGTATCTTGCAAACCACCCTGTTTGATTTTCAAAGGTAATATGACCGCCCCTTAACCATTCGTCAGTTGACGGATCACCGTTAGGATCATAATGATAAAAGTAAGTGCCTTCGTCTAAGTGTTGGGGGCTTAAATCGGGGTTTGTTCCTTCGGTGTAATAGCCGTAACCGTCGTAGGCTAAATAATCCGTAGTGTCTAATAGCGTATAAATACCACTGACTAGCTTATACCTTTTAACTCTCACTTTACATACTTGGTCAGAAACTGTATTACCTATAGTGTTATAAGGTGTCTGTAAATAATTAAAGTTTAGGTATTCACGTATATAAGGGCTTATGTTAAAATAAAGCTTCGTGTTTGTCGCACTTGGTACTAACTTATTTAAAGTGTGCGTAGGGTACAGCGGAACGC